AACGAATACAATGAAGCTGTAACGGAATTTAAATATTTTAACGCATTTATTACATCGTTAAAAGGAATTACCTATTCATACAAAGATTCGGAAATGATGGAAACTTCTGCAGAATTTCAATATAGTCAGTTTACCATGGAGAGACTCAAAAGGCCGTTCGCAGTATAGTATTATTCCAAATATATATTTCAACAGCAACTCAAAAAAAATACCTAATTTACAATAAGTAAATTATATATGCGAACAATAAACTCACCAGGTGTACAAATTACGGAAAAAGATTTGTCATTAAGACTTAACTCTCCAGTTGGAACGAATATTCTCGTTCCGGGGTTTGCTGCTCAAGGTCCTGTAAATGAGCCAATTCTCATTACTTCGACTAGCGAACTTGAAGGAATCTACGGAACTCCGACCAACGCAGCAGAGCGTTATTTTTATTATTCCTGTAAAGAAGTATTAAACTCTCCTGGTGTGTTAACTACTGTAAGGTTGCCTTATGGTCCAGATAACGGAGTGGCTTTCTCAAAAAATTACAGCGCTTTGTTTTACCCAATGGCATACGGTTATAATGACACTTTAAGTGCCATGGAATGGAGAGTAGGAGCACCAATGCACAAGACATTGGGCCACGATGAATACGTTGCTCTTTTACACGGAGATTTCGAATGGAAAGGCACATCAAACGGAGCAGCTGGAGACGAAGATGGCATTATTGAAATTGGTACTCCTGATGGGTTTCCTGTTGCTGACGTCAATGAAGAAACAGGAGAGATAACACTTGACTACTCAGTAACAGCTGGATTTGTAGTATTAAATGATTTGCAAACAGTCATTAACGAAAGTAGCGAGGGATACTATGTTGGTTTTGCTGACAATTCTTCTGTATACACAGAAAATACATTCGGATCCCTTGCTTCTCCAAATTTTGATTCAATCAAGACAATTCAAACATTAATTTCAGCTGACACTTTAGCTGAATTAAACGACGAAAAATATGATTTTGCTGTCGAGTCTACTAAAGAGCAAAGCGAACAAGGAGTACATTCTGTATCAGAATTGCTCGAAAAGGTTGGTTTCAAAGCTTTTGAAACAGCAGCCTATCAAGATTATCTTTCCTTTGGAGTTTTCCGTGTTAGACGTTCAACATCAGATCCTTCGCAATTAACATTAGGGACTGTTGAAAAATATCTTGGTTCGTTTGATTTTAACAGAAAGGCTATCAGTCCAACTGGCGGAACTCCTATTAATGCTTACATTGAAGAGGCAATTAACGACAAATCTCCGACAGTTAAAGTAATTGTTAACCCCGAAATTTCAAAAGTATTTGATTGGACAGCAAATGACTCAACTCTCCCAACATGCCGTATTACTGTAGACGAAGAAGCTAAAAAGTTGTTCCCACTTGGCACTTATGCACCTGATACAAGAGCAGTTGAGAGCACAAAAGTTATTGGCAATGTGCCAACCAAACTTGAAAGATCTCTTCGCTTATCAGAAAGCGTGGAAAACAACACAGTCGACGTGGTAATCGATGGCGGACTTTCGACCGTATTTGCAGCAACTTATGGCATGGGTCCACAAGTTGCTGGAGATCGCACATCTGTTCCTGGCTATGACGATGAAAAATTCGTTAGCTTAATCGGAGAAAAGCTAGAGTACGCTCAAGAATCGTGGATGTCTATTGCAATTCCTCTTATTAATTTTGCAGAAACTACTCGTAAAGACTGCATGGCAATTATCGATCCTCCTCGTTTCTTGTTCATAAGAGGCAAGGACACGAAGGTTATTGAACAAGCAAATTCTAACTTCACACAAGACATTTACGAGCCTCTCAAAAAGATGGCAGCAATTGATTCAAATTACTGCGCAATGTATGCCAACTGGGTTAAGATATTTGATGGATTCTCCGGACGTAAGTTCTGGTGTCCGTTTTCAGGATATGCTGCATCAATTTACGCTAAGAACGACGCTGTTGCTCAACCTTGGTCTGCTCCAGCTGGATTGAACAGAGGAACTTTCAACGTACTTGACATTGCTATTAATCCAAACTTAAAGCAAAGAGACAAGTTTTATGAACTCTCAGTAAATCCTGTAGTGTTCTTTACCGGAGACGGCTACGTGGTAATGGGCCAAAAAACCCTTCAAGTCAAGCCAACAGCTTTCGACCGCGTCAACGTTCGTAGGTTGTTCTTAACACTCGAAAGAGCTGTTTCAAGAACTCTCAAATACTTCGTATTCGAACCAAACACAGAATTTACGAGAACAAGAATTGTCAACACAATTACTCCAATTTTCGAATTCGCTAAAAACACCCAAGGTTTGTATGACTATCTAATTGTAGCTGACTCGAGAAACAACACTCCAGACACAATTGATAATAATGAATTGATTGTAGATATCTACATCAAGCCAGTTCGCACTGCTGAATTTATCTTGGTCAACTTCATTGCAACCCGCACAGGTCAAAACTTTGCAGAATTAATCTAATAAATATAATCATATGGCTACAGACATTCTAGATCAAAACATTGGTACGTTCTATCAAGTCGCACGTGAAAGAGACTTTGCTCGCAAATTTCAATTTCGCGTAACTCAACTTGGTTTTACTGGACAATTCAATCCTTCGGAGCTCATTTATGCTGAAACAGCAGCTTTGCCCGGAAGACAAATTAACAACATTCAAGTTCCCTATATGGGCATCAACTTCAATGTTCCAGGTGTTGCTGCCTATCCCGGCTCAGCTGGTTACAAGATTACATTTAGATGTGATAAAGACTATCACTTAAGAGGCAAGCTTGAGCGCGAACTCTTCCGTACATTTGATGACGCCACCACAAGTGGTGAGTATTCAATTCCTGGAATGAATTCAGTGCTTTCATTAACTCTTACTAACAAAAAGAATATTGGTGTGCGTACCTACACTCTTTATGGTTGTTACATTCAAGCAATGGACGATGAGATGTTTGACGTAAAAGATACAGGCAACGTTGTTAGCATTAACACAACAATTGCATATCAATACTGGAAGGTGACATTAGGCGGATTTTATCCACCAATTACACCTAG